ATGAAATCTCTGGCCAGGCTTTATCGGATGTAGGCAAAGAAACAGACCCAACACTTGGCTTGTATGGTCATATCGTAACGATTCCGGCAGCGACAGCACCTTAGCCCACACAGGCACAAAGAAATCCACGGCGCATAAGCGTCTTTTTTTGTGCCTGTACTTTTTATCAATGTTATAATTTAGGCAGAATTATAAGCATTGGTGAGAAGAATGAATAAACTAAATTTCGACAACATTGACCAGATACCCGTTGTACACGTAAGTGTGAAAAGTGCAGGTGACGAGACACTTATAAAATATGAATCAAATGATGAAAAGCTTCTTGAAGAAGTTGTAAGTAGGATTGATAAGAAAGTTTTTATTGTTGATGACCTTCTGTGCCAATGATAAAAGTACAAGTAGATAACCACTCTCCGGAGTGGTTTTTTAATACCTTGATAATTATGTAACATTCTGTTATTACAATTATTGCTTAATAGGACTATAAAAGATATTCAGTTCACGTTAAGAATGAAACTGCTATGACTAAAATAGAAATATTTATCTCCATCCTAGTTGTAATAATTATTTCTACTATTATTTATCTTGTATGTCAGTGATTTAGAAAGTTAAGAACCACCTTCGGGTGGTTTTTAATGCAGGGAAGTTTTAACTTAATATCTGGGGTTAACTTTGACAAAGTGATCAAGCGGAATAACATAACTTTACAAAGCTGCTGTTCTAAATGTTAGAAAAATTTGGAAATTAATGTAAAGTTCCGTCCTCAAGGGAAGGGCGTGGTTATGAAAAATTTAAGCTTATTATTTTTTATTATGATTTTAGCGGGTTGTGGACATAGAGAATCTAACGGTCAGCAGCTTGATCTAGAAACAATCAAGAAAGAACAGCTTGAATTTGCAAAAGAAGCCACTAAAAAATTTATTCCTAATCCTGATTCAGCTAAGTTTCGCAATCAAGTCGGGGATTGTGGAGAAGTGAACTATATGCAAGAACCTAATAAGCAAAGTGGATATAAGCGTTTTATAGTAGTTGATAAAAATATCGCTTTAATTGAAGGCTGGGTAGAGCAAAATACATTTGAATTGTCTTGGAAAGCGACATGTGAGAAACGCTGGAATTAGTAAGCCGGATAAATAAAAGCCCTCAAACGAGGGCTTTATTTTATTCATCATATGATTCTGATTTCTGGTCTTTACCATCTCCATATTCTAGAGCCACTTGTTGTGCTTCTGCAGCAGCAGTGGCTTCTATAGGTGGTTCTGATGCATTAGCTGCGGTACCAGTAAACCCCATTAAAGCTAGGATTAGAATCTTTGAATACTTTTCCATCTGAATTTCCTCTAGGTTTCTAAAACTTAAATTCAGTGTAGAGAATGATTCCAAACGCTAGTGTAGTGGCTATGTCGGGATATGTAAGATATTCAAGACTAGAGTTATGAGAATTAAGGTTTACGTAAGAATGCTTTTCTAGTGAAGTTTTTTGTTGAGTTGCTTAGAAATGTTTGAATACTTAAATAATAGCTATTCTTCAAAGAGAGTTTTCTTAATTTCCTCCACTTTGTAACTTCCAATAATTTTTTTGTAATATTATTGTTGTTAATTGTCTGCTTTGCGTATCATATGAATGATGAAAAGTGGAACTCCGAAAATGCTGTCCAAATCTGAAATATTTGTTGTCATTCTAATAGTAATAGCCTTAATTCTCATCGTTTATGAGATAGGGCAAGGTCGTAATTGGGTTTTATAGAATTAAGCCTTTATTAAAGTTAAAAGAAAAGCACCTTAGGGTGCTTTTTTGATGTCTAAAATTTTCTCGAGACCCCATCATGAATGATTTTTTCTTAGCCACAAATCGAAGTGTCAAAGTTAATGATATCGAAGTACGCCAAATCCAGATGAAAGATTTTGACACCTGGGCAATGCATGCTGAAGCACTTAAGAACTTTATCAAAGACCAGACTCATTCAGATGAGATTTTGACAGGGCTGTTTAAAGCTCATGGTGTGCAAGTCATTTCGACCTTGGCATGTGTAACTGATCTGGATGGTGAATCACTGGTAAAACTTGCTGCTGATGAGCAGGGATTTAAAGATCTGCTTAAAGCAGTGCTTCTGATCAACCAGGCTTACTTTAAATACGAAAAGCCAAAACGCGGCATCAAAAAGAAAGATGACTCCACCTGGTTTGATTCATTCCAGTTTCTGGTATCAATGGGCCATCAGCATAGCGAAATCATGGAAATGACCTACGGTGCATTCCAGTCCTATGTCAAAGCGGCAAACAAGCTGTATAAGCAGGGAATCTTTAATAACGCCGTTGCAGCACGTGTAGCTCAGTCTGACAAGAAAGGTTTTGAGTCATTTAAGAAAGAAATGGTTTCTGATTGATCAGGCAGCACCCTAAAGTTATGATGTGAAAAATAATAATTTAGGGGGTTGCTGTGAAGAAATTACTATTAGTAGTGATGACGTCGGTATTATTGATTCAAAGTTCTTTCGCTGCTGAGGTTTATACCTGCACTGTAAACGGAAAAACGGTTTATCAGGGAAAGCCTTGCCCAGGTAAAGAATTGAATGCACGAGTTCAGCAATCTCAAGCTGCAATCAAAAAACAGCAGGCAGTCAGAGAAAAAGAAAGAGCCGAACGTGATGCGAGGAAAGATCCGCGCATTGGAATGACAAAGTCCGAAGCTGAGAAATCAACATGGGGCTATCCAGATAAAGTTAACACAACAACCACAGCTAAAAATGAGTTTGAGCAATGGGTATATAGAACACCTTATTCTGGATCAAAATATCTGCATTTTACAAATGGAAAATTAACATCAATTTCAAATTAATCCCTTGGGATAGTTATTGATATTTGAGTTTACCCGCTTCGGCGGGTTTTTTATTGCCAAAATTTAGAGGTCAGCATGTCTGGTAAAAATTTAACATTCAAATTAATCATGGATGCCGACACTAAAGGTTTCATTGGCAACATCAAGCAATCAGAAGATGCAGCTAAGTCAGTATTTAATGCAATAAAGCAAGAATCAGAACGGTTAAAACAAGCGACTACTGATGCTTCTAAAGAAATGGGAAATATTATCCCTAAAGGCACCAGTGAATTAGCAGACAAGCTCTCTCAGTCTCTAAATGCTGCTACAGGCATTATCAAAGATGCTGGTGACAATGCAAAATCTACAGCAGGCAATTTTACAGATTTTGGTAATAAGGCCGAAAAAGCCTTAGGTCAGCTTAAAGGGGATTTGGCTCAGGCCAAGCAAAATCTTGAAGCATTTTCAAAAACTAAAGTCTCACCTGCAGATATTGAAAAAGCACAGGCTCAGATTGATCAACTTGAAAAAGAAGTTCAGCAAGCAGATCAGGCTTTTATTGGATTTCAGGCAGAAGTAGGCAAAGCCAGCACAAGTTTAAAAAATACTGATAGTGCTGCACAAACAGCTCAAAAAGGGCTTAATGGTGCAAAATTTGCAGTGAATGCTCTTGTTGGCGCCATGGCTGCAATTGGTGTTGGTCTAGGTCTACGAGAGCTTGCTGAAGCTGCCGACTCATACACCAATCTATCTGTCCGTATTCAGATTGCCACTCGTGAAGGAGGGGATTTCTCTTCTGCAATGGCTGGCGTTCATCAGGTAGCACTTGCCACAAATTCTAGCTTACAGGCAACAGGTGATTTATTTACCCGACTAAATACAGTTGGTAAAGAAATGGGGATGACGCAGCAACAGGCGTTAGATCTTACTAAAACAATTACCCAAGCAATTCAGATCGGTGGTGGTTCTGCACAAGCAAGTGAAGCAGCTGTCCAGCAGTTTATTCAGGCTATGCAGGGCGGTGTACTGCGTGGTGAAGAATTTAACTCCATTATGGAGAATGGGTATGGTTTAGCTGAAGCCTTAGCCAAGGGTTTAGGGGTTACCACTGGCGAACTCCGTAAAATGGCCGAGAATGGCGAGCTTTCTTCAGAGCGCGTTATTAAGGCTGTTCAAAGCCAAGCCACCCAGATTCAAGAAACCTATAACCAATTTCCAACCACTATTAGCAACGCGTTACAGAAGATTTCTACACAGTGGCAAATTCTGATTGGGGAGATGGATCAGGCTAATGGATCAAGCGCGACAGTAGCTAATGCACTATCAATCATTGCTGACAATCTTGGAATCCTGAAAGTATTCTTTGATGAAGTTGCTGAAGGTGTTGGATGGTTTCAAGACAAGTTATCAGAAATCGATCCATCTACTCTTGAAGCAATCAGAAGTACCTTATCTGCTGTCTACGATACAATTAAAACAGTCATATCAAGTTTGGCTGGGATCGCCGAAACCGCTTGGAGTGCTTTTACGTCTACCTTGGATGCTATCTCTCCATTATTTAATGCAATCCTGAATGGTAAAGAGGAAGTTAGTGGTCTAACCACCTTATTCAATATTTTTAAAATTGCACTTGGTGTGGTTTCTGATGGTGCTACCGGACTAAATATTGCTTTGAAGCTACTCCTTTCCGGTATCCAGTTTATTTCAGGCGGTATTTATGCGCTTAGTGCTTCAGTATTAGATTTTCTAGGTTTTGATGATCTGTCTGCTCAAGCACAAAACGCCTCAGATGCTTTATTCAGGCAGGCCGAAAAGAATGCATCCGAGGCAAACAGACTGGCACTTGAAAGCAAGTCAGCTACCAGGGAGGCGATTCGAGAGATTCGTCAGACTGAGGATGAAGCCAATGCGGAGCGGGTTGAAAAAGCCCAGCAAACACTGACTGAATTGAAAGCTCAGGAGGAAAAGCACAAAGCTGATTATAAGACCATCAGTGATGAGCGCATTCGACTGGAACAACAGCTATATGAAGCACGTAAAACTGGTAATCAGGCTGCGATTGATCAGGCTGTAAAAGGTCTTACTGAACTGAATGCCAAGGAAAAGGCTTATCAGGCTGAAAGTCAGAAAATCACTGAGGCTAAGATTAAAGCCGCTCAGGACTGGGTAAATGCTCAACTTGCAGCAGCAGATGGTACACAGAAAGCAGCCGATGCAGCCACTCAGAAAACACTACAAACAACCCTTGCAGCTCAAGGTTTAAAACTTGAGTTTGATGATGCTGGCAAAGCAGTTGTCAAAGCCATGGGTGACGGTGCTAAGGCTACTGAGGGCGCAGTAAACGCAGCTGATAAAGCGCGAAAATCTGCAACAGCCTTAGGCATGGATCTGGACGTTTCCTTAAATCGTGTCTCTGAAAAATTTGCCGAAAATAGCAAAAATGTTACCACCTTTGCAGCCGGCCTAGAGGATCTTGGGGTTAAGGGCAAGCAAGCTGGTAATGTTATCTATGAAGCCTGGCTGACATGGCTCCAAACAGCGAAGAGTCAGGCCGAAATTGATATGGCCAAAGCCAAGCTTCAGGAGTTTGGTGATCAAGGTAAAGTTTCGACTGGTCAGGTAGAGCAAGGCTTAATTGCGATTAAACATCAAGCTCAAGAATTGCCAGATGATATTGATCCTGTCACTGAAGCATTTAAGCGATTAGGCATTCAAACCAAAGAGCAATTAAAGCTGTCTGCTCAACAGGCTTTAATGGATTACAACACAATTCGAAATAGTGGTGAAGCCACTGCCGAAGGGATTGAGCAAGCACACAAAAAAGCAGCCCAAGCAGTAGCACTGTCTGGTGATGCAGGAGTCATAGCTGCATTTAATGCTGCGGATGCCACACAAAAGCTCAAGGTTCAAATTGATGATACCGGCAAGGCTTCTGTAGAGGCCGGAGATAAAGCGAATGATTCACTCCACAGCATGCGCCAATCAACGGATCGGGTTCGTGACGGGGTTAAAGGCATTGAGGGCAGTGTTCACTCTGCTACCCGGGCAATAGACGGCGCCAAATCTTCTACCGAAGCCTGGGCGGATGCACTTAAAGCAACTCAAGGCAAAATGGAAGCATCAAAGACTGGAAAAACCGCAAAATACGGGCTTTCTGTTGAAGAAATTGAACAGAGACTTAAGGATATTGGTTATGAAGGTAATGCGAAGCAAAAAGCCCAGGAGCTATTTAAAGCTGCTGAGCCGGTCGCTGGTGGGTATTACAAGTCTGCATCAAATGAATGGGTGAAGAAAAACTATGGAGTATCGGCATACGACAATCAGAAAGCTTTGGGTAACGGTATGTATGTACTCGAGCAGATTGAGAAACTGAGCCAATATGTTGGTAAGAATAGTTCTAGTAGCTTGAACAATTACGCGCCGTCGATTCCTTCTGCGCCGTCTGTTAGAGATACGAGCCAACCAAGCAAAGAAGTTACCTATAATTTTGACTTCAATGGCAAGCAGATGAAATTTAGTGGGCCAGCAGGACAGGAATCTTTAATGAATGAACTTGTGAATCAGTTAAAAGTACAAGCGAGATCAACATGAAATTAATTCGCTTAGCAACATCAGAAACCGTCCCATTAGAGGACGGTTTTTTATGGCCTGATGAATTCTCCTGGAAGGCTATTGAGCAGAATCAAGCCTATGCAATGGATGGAACTTTGCATATTCAGGAAGGTAGAAAGAAGTCGGGTCGGCCTATTACTTTACAGCCAGCAGATCAGGAGATGGGCTGGATCAAATTGCGTGAACTACGGACTGTTTTGGAGTGGTCTAAGCTTCAAAACGAAGTCTTCCGTCTGCAGTTTGAGCAACCACACGACAACCGACAATTCACCGTCAAATTTAACCACCAGGATAGGGCTTTAGAGGCCGCACCGGTGAAAGGAATTCCAGCGGTATCACTGGATGATTATTTTAATGTGACCTTGCGCTTTACGGAGTTAGACGATGGCGATTGAAACCAAGGATTTAGTAATCTACAAGTCTGAACGCTTGACGGACAACACGGATGGCGGCGGTAAATATTCTGGCGTTGTGGTTCAGGATGGTATCAGTAATAACCTATTCAATGATGTATCGGAAATGGATCGAACCATGGGCGATGTGTCCATGCGCAAGGTTTTTCCGGCAGTCACAACCGAAGACACCGATTTACTCATGGGTGCAACAGTCTTTGTGTCTGAACTGCCTGCGGATCCAAACGTATCTGCACTACTATTCAGTACCAAAAACTGGACGGATGAGCGTCAGTCTGCCCAGAACCGGGTAGAGAATTACTTGGCTAAAGGCGGTCAGATTGCTGGCACACCACTGGATACGCACTGGAAAGGCATGTCATCACTTCAGGTGGCTATGTTTCCACAAGAAACTGAATCATCCGTTGGGGATACGGTTGTCCTGATCAGTGATGAAGGGAAGGCTTTAGAACGCGAGCAGTATGTTCGTATCACTAAAGTCGATACACGGATTGCTAAAATGGTGATTGATAAAGAGGAGATTGAGTATAAGGTGGCGACTTACTCTCTAAATGATGCTCTGGAAGTTGATTTTGTCGGTTTATCGGCACGCCAGTGGTACAACGGTGAGAAATCTAAAACTATTATCCGCGACACCATTGTTGCAGATACTGGTCTGTATTATTCATCTACAGCGCTGGCATCTGATGCCAATGTGGGGGAATTCACAGTCAATACCAAAAGTATCTTTGCTCAGCTAATTCCATCCGCCCAAACAGAAACTCCAATTATTGATGTCAATGCAGCGGGTGAAAGTGTGGTACTGGTAGCGGGTAATGAAGACACTATTACAGTCAATTACCCGAATATGGTGATTGGTGTCAGCCAAAACCTGTATATCGGTTCAGCAGTGATTCCATCTAGTGTGTCATTCACTTTGCAAGGCCAACAGATTACAGACCAAGGTGGCTTGCTTAAAAATACTCAGGGCACGCAGATCGGGACGATTGATTATCAGCGTGGTTTGATTCAATGGACTTCATTAGCACCAGTCGGAACCATGACTTTGAATATTACATTCAAGCCAGCCGCTGCACCAAATCAGTATTACCAAAGTCATGCGATTCCAGTGACTCAGAATAACCAGGGTAGCAACTGGACCGGAGTTTTAATTCCTATTCCAGCCCCTGGTGCTTTGTCAATTTCTTACATGTCACAAGGCAAATTCTATGAGCTTAAAGATGATGGCTCAGGGCAGTTAAAGGCTGCGAGTCCGTCATTTGGTTCGGGCATGATCAACTATGAAACCGGCTCATGGCTATTAACGACTGGCGCACTACCCGATGTAGACACATCAATTCTGCTGAACTGGGGTACACCAATTGTCACTTTTGTTCGATCTAATTTAAGTGTTGAAAAAGCTGCCTTTGATTTTGATTTAGGTCGACCGGGTGTATTGCCGGGTATCACCATTAACTGGCTGCTTGAGGGTGAGGCGAAAACTGCAACATCAAATGATCAAGGTAAGTTTACTGGAGATGCCACAGGTGAAATTAACTATGCCACCGGTATAGGCAAGATTATTCCCGCCAAGCTGCCACAGAAAGGTACAGTCTTCTCGGTGATCTATAACTATGGATCTTCACTTGAACAGACCAAAATGGATGTTACTCCTGTAAATCAAAAGCTGACCTTTACCATTGGTACAGGGCCAGCGATTCAGCCGAATAGTGTTGAGTTAAAAATTCCACTTCAAAGTAGTGAGGGGATTACAGGATCTGTAACCCTGACAGATGTACCGGTGAATGCAACTATGGGCAATCTAGTGAATAGCCGTGGTCAAGTGCAAGGCACCATTACCTATGCCACTGGCACAGTTGAAGTCACACCAAAGAGTACAGCAAGCAGATTTGTGCAAAACTTTACACCTATGGCTATCTACGCGGCTGCCTAGCGAGGAAATATGTCTTTTTATTCTCCACAAACATCAGGCATTCAGGGTCAGCAGGTTGAACTAAAAGCCCTTAATGCTATTGATGTTCAAGTTAAATACCGTGATACATCCGGCTCCAATTCAGCAACCCACACAGTGACGGCCAACAAGTTAAAGTTGGATCTATCCTCTGGCTTTGATGAGCAGATTCTAACAGGCTCAGCCCGATTCAAAGTCGGTGCTGATACTTTCCTAGACCGTACTGGCTTGCTGTATCGTAATGTGAATCCAGCCAATAACAGCGGAATTCAATCGGGTGTGATTCAGTATGGAACCGGTATTGTTGAAATCGATTCCTGGACACCAAATACAGATAACACGATTACTTTGGAATCCTTAACTACCACAACCGATTTATTGCCGGTCAACAAAATCAGCTTTAGAACACCCATCATGCCGATCCGGCCACAATCATTAACGGTTGTGGTAGGTACTATTGAATTTGGTCAGCTCACATTAACCGCTGATGAAAATGGGGTGATTGAGACCAGCCGAGCACATGGTCAAATGAACTGGGATAATGGTTTTGTCACGATTTACTTCTACACCAAAACCAAGATCACTGAAGCCAACCGGACAGAGATCGAAGCGAATGACTGGTACGATCCACTGCTGGAATATCAGGAGGGGGCAGACACTTATATCAATGCTCCAGTCTGGGTCGATGCTTCATCAGTACGTTATAACGCTGTGGCTTATACCTATATTCCACTGGATTCTGAAATTTTAGGCCTATCAGCAACTCGTTTGCCGATTGATGGCCGGGTGCCGATCTTCCGGATTGGCAGCATTGGAATTGTCAGCTCAAGCAAGTCTCAGGAATTACCAAGTGCAATTGCAGGTACCACATACGACCTGAATGATCAGCGGATTTCATGGGCTGAACTTGAAGATGCTAACGGAACGAAAGTAGCTTTTGATTTGTACGCGGTTGATTATGATTATGGGCGCGTGACATTGGGCGGTGACTTCGTACTGGGTAATCTTGTTGCACCACTGACAGTGAAATACCGTTATCAGGATATGGGTCTGATTCGTGATGTACAGATTAATGGTCAGCTGACATTTACTAAGCCTTTAACCCATAACTATGATGCGGTGGATACCATTGTCGGATCTGCTTTAGTCATTGGTGATATGCAGGCGCGTTATACCCGCAAGTTTGTGCAAGGTTCGTGGAGTAATGTATGGGTTGATGAGCCAACGGGTAGCGGTATTTTAGCAAATTACAACGACTCGCTGTATCCGCTTCAGGTCACCAATAAAGGTGCGATTCAGGAACGCTGGGCATTAATCTTTACCGATGCGCAGTCATTCCGCTGCGTTGGTGAGTATTCCGGCCAGATTGGCACAGGTACCACCAATGCAGACTATGCGCCGATTAACCCAGTCACTGGTGTGCCTTACTTTATTATCAGAAAGGAAGGCTGGGGAGCAGGTTGGGCCAATGGTAACGTCCTACGTTTCAACACTATTGCTGCAAACTTTCCAGTCTGGGTGATTCGCACTGTGAAGCAATCTGAGCCAGCTGTCATGTCAGATCAATTCCAAATCATGCTGCGTGGTGACATTGACCGCGTACCGTAAACATTAATTTAAATATGGCCGCAATTGCGGTCTTTTTTATGGATCAAATAAAATGGCGACAGACGTAGATGTGCAATTTTTTAGTCATTTAAATGACTTAACTCTTAACAACAACTGGGGTGATTTAATTCGTCTACTTGATAAGGCGCTTGTAACCGGAATCGATTTTACCCAAATCACAGCAGCATCCATTGATGAGCAGGGCGATGTGCATATCACTTTGTATGCGGCACACAAAGCTGTGCTATTTCAGGTAGTTGAGTTATCAGGTTTTACTCCCGCATCACTCAATCAAAAATACCGTATTAAAGGCGTACCAAGCGCAACCGAGCTGATTTTAAAACCACATATTCCAATTACCGAAACAAGCGTCACAACGGTTGGTTCCGGAAAGCTCGCATCACTTGGTTATGAGATTATTTTTCGTGATACAAACCATGTAAAGCGTGTATATCGTGCCAAAAATCCAACAGCTCAACACCCATTTATCCGTGTTGATGAAAGCTTAACAAGCCCAGATGGTACAACAGGTGTATATACATCAACTTACGCTAAATATGCAATGGTTGGTCTGCTTGAGCATATGGATCATATTGATGATTATCAAAACCCTGATGTGTTGCAATTGCCATTTGATCCAGTCGACCCCGCAAAAAATTGGAAAATCACTGGCACAGGTTCAAGTGTGGTTCGCGGTTGGAGCCGATGGTACTGGGCTTTAGTAACACCTCCAAATGCGACAGGTAGGCGCTCTGACTCTGAGTCGCCTGTGGGGGGTAATAGAGACTTCTTGCTAACAGGTGACTCGGATGCTTTCTATTTACAGGGTCAAAATTACCCAGGAACATCAACGTACCTTCGGGGCTGTGGTGTGTTTGCACCCGCACTACCAAGTGACGTAACCCCCAACTGGTTTTTAATGAGCACCCTAAAAACCTCGAATGCATCGATATCTGAGGTATTTCGTGATGGTGTCGGGTCTGTGCCTTTTTATTACTCGACAACTACCGCTTCTTTTTTTGTTCCGACAATTAGTAACATTCCCTCTGCGCATGTTAGAGCAGAGCCTATCATCCCGTCATTATCATCAGGCCGATTAAATGAGTATAGTGCTAATTCTGTGGCCGCACTGGAAGTGCCATTTTTCGATACAAGCAAATACCTGCGTGGGTGCTTGAAGCACGTACACTACAACGGAAAGTCTGTATCAGGTGATCCGATGGTACCGACTCCTTTGATCGGTGATAACTCTATGTATTTGGTATTTCCAGACCCTACAGTGAGCACGGTTATTTATTACTTGGGGGATTTGGAGTGAAGCCTGTTTCAAGAAAAGTAATGCAATCTAACAACCTATTACAGAGCGTTAATACTGGCCCTGTAATTGCAAAAGTCAAAGGTTCGGTTAAAAAACTTGGTGAACAGTATAAAGATGCAACTATAGTTTTATACAATAAAGCAAACTTGCAGCCAATTGCGGTGCATAGGCCAGATCAGGATGGTGGTTACCAGTTTTTAGGTTTAAATACAGACTTAAAAACATATATCGTGGCATTTGATCAAAAGCAACAATTCAATGCAGTCATTCAAGATAACGTGGTGCCGAAATGAGTAAAACATCAATCAATGCTCGGCTTGCCATGATTCAAGCCTTTGCAAGTTTTATGGATAGCGGTAGCCAAAGTGCTACCGTTATTTTTTATGAGGGTACGCAGCCTGCCAGCACTGCTGTTGCGGCAGATTCAAACAGTGCTTTGGTGACACTGACTTTTCCAGAGTCTTGCGTCAAAGAAACCACATCCACTTATGTAGAGTTTCACCCAACCGATACTGCAACCGTAATTAAGGCTGGTACTGCAACATGGGCGCGAATTTATAATGGTGCTGGCGAGGTGGCTGCGGATCTGACGGTAGGCACCGATATTGCGCTGGCCAATACCAATCTAGCCCTTGGCGGAACGCTGTCGGTCACATCAATAAAACTCAGACCTTAAATTAAAGGGTGCTCATGTGGATTTTAAAAATAAGCTCGGCACCGTTGATGCTCACAACTTAAACCTGAACTTTAAGCCTGATAATACTGACAGCCATAACATTATTCTTAATTTTGAGCATCTTGCCGATGGCTCAACCAATCTCAATTTTGGTGATGATGTTTCAGCTGTAATCGATACAGTACTTGATACTGAGTTTTTATTTGAAGTCACCGCAGTTTATGCCGACAGTGGTGCAAATACTGCAGTCATAGACACGGTACTGGATACCGAGTTTAGCTTTGATGTAATTGCTGTATTTAGTGAAAATACTGATGTTATTGGTCAGATCGATACGGTTTTAGATACCAGTTTTAGTTTTGAGGTCGAAGCGGTATTTAGTGAAAACCTGTGCACGATTGATACGGTTTTGGATGCTGAATTTCAATTTGAGGTTATAGCGGTATTCGATATCAATCATCTGGTGGGTGTGTCCTATGGCTTGGACATGAGATATCAGAAAGCAATTGCAGCCTTAAGTACCACAGAAATACCGTGGGCCAAGCCAATATTAAGAGTCTCGAATGAGGCTCTTTTTTATGAGCAGGGCTTGGTGGTCTCCAATCAGGCAGATATTTGGTATGAGCAAGCAGGATCATTAACCCGGGCGGTTAGATCCCTTCATGAGCAAGCAACCGGATTAAGTTCTGATGCGTATGTAATTTGGGAAGATGGCGATAAACGCTTTATTCATCAGCGCTACCTGCATCAAGAAACAATCAAGCTGCGCCATAACCGTGAAACCGTATGGCAGGAAATGATTCGACATCGTAAGGCTTTTACTTACTCGCATGAAGTGGCTCGGGTCTTTGAGCACCGCTTTTCATTTGAGTGGGATAAAAGCCTTGAGATTATCACCAAGTCGGATTTGCCTTGGGATCAGGCCAAAGCGATTCATTACCGCAAGCATCCGGTTCAACCTTGGCCAAAGCCTGAAATACCCAAATACGAAGGCACGGGTGATTTAAATTTTGTCTGCCTCTGTCATGACGTTGATTCACATAATGTTGTTTTAAATTTTGGGGCAGATGACTGTATTCCGGCACTGCCGAAAAGGAACTGGTGGTATATCGTGAATGTATTAACAGCCGAGCGATTAGATACCGGCGAAAAAATAAAAGTGATTGATGGCACCTACAGTACCAGCCGATCCCAATGGTGCTGGACTTACTCCATTACCGTGGCTCATACGGAAAAAGAAAAGCTGCAACCCGTCAACGGTCAGCCAGTGATTCTAAAGGTCATGATTAATGGTTTTGAGCATCATATCCTCCTTGAAGATCCAGAAGAAACCCGACGCTTTGCCAGTGTTTTATATACCTACCCTGGGCGAAGTGTTACAGCGTTAAACTCTGATAAATATGCACCAACACGCTCATTCATTCAGGACAATGAACGTACCTCTGTGCAACTAGTACAAGCTGAACTAGATCGAGCAAATAGCGGTACCAGTTTGGATTGGAAATTGATTGATGAATTAGGCTGGATCGTACCGATTGAAAGCCTGAGTTATGCGGAACAGGCACCAATCGATGTAATTAAGCAGGTGGTTGATGCAGGCGGTGGCTTTATCTATAGCCAGAAAGCAGGTAATACACTGACGATTTTGCCGCGATATCAAAAGGGTTATTGGGATTCAATGACCGTGGATGATTACGATATCCTGTTATCTGAAAGCCTGGTGATGCAGCAGAACATTAAGCAGAACGATGAATACATTGCTGACTTTAATGCTATCAACGTAGTAAATAGCCGTAGTGGTGAAAGCCTGAAAGTACAGCAGCGAGGTACTTCGGGTGATGTCCCGCTAGAAACAGTTACTGGCCCATTATTCAATGCGGTGTCTGGTGCTAGCTATGGCAAAAATGAATTGGTCAAAGCCAATATTCAAGAGCTGCACACCTTTTCTGATATTCCGGTGAGCTCGGAAATTGGCGAGATGCGACCCGGTAAATCGATTGCCTTTAATGGCCAGTGGTGGGGCGTGATTGATTCAGTTTCAGGCAGTTTTTCGCACAGCAAGGTCAATGAAACCATTATCGTGGAGCGTATCAGCCGTGAATAATCCTTTATTTGAGCTGCGGAAATTACTTAATCCGACCCATGCTGAATACATCGGAATTATTACTTCAGTGAAGCACCCAGAATATCGGGTACAGATTGATGGGGGATCTGGTCCAGTGCTTTGCACATCTGGCACAGCCTATAATTTAGGTGCGCGAGTTTTTATTGCAAACCAAGTTATTTTGCGGCCTGCGCCAAGTGGGCCACATTCAGAAATAGAAGTTTAGACTTAACCAAATCACAGCACCTTTTTAGGTGCTTTTTTTATTGCTAAAACTTAGGAGGGCGTATGCCTGACAGTGAAACATATGGAGTGCGTGTTGAGAAAAAGCTAGATCAGCTGCGTTTAGAAATGGGCGAGCTGAATAACAACGTTATTCGTTTAACTGAACGAAATGAATATTACCAATCACAGGCAGTAGCAAACCGACGGGATATTGATCTGCTTCAAGCAGATATGAATCAGGCAAAGGGAGGGCTCACCTTTGCAAAAGCCATGGGTGGATCTGCTATTGGACTGCTTATAGCGTTTGGTTCCTGGGTGTTTCAGAGCAATACCGGACTTGCCAAAGAGAATGCGGGACTAAATCAAAAACTGGCCATCATTGAATCAAAACAGATTCGAATGGATACAGATCTTGCAGCAATGCGTAATCAAATTGATCAACAGAAAAAATAAATCATCAAAGAGAGGAATCAATGAAATTAATTAATGAAAGTGTCTGGAAATTTGACTCAGTAAAATATGGCGCCTATATGGCGCTTTTTTTATCCTGCTTACATTTGATCCTGCAGGAGGTTTATAACGCCAATGTATTGCCGGAACCATATCAAACAATTGCATCTTTAGGTTTGATGTTCCTGGCTGTACTCATTGGCCGTAAAAAGGCTCAGCCAAATCTGCACCAACAAACTTTAGGCTTCGCAACAATTACAGCCGGCCATAGCAATACTGATCCTGGTGCAGTGAATGGCAAGGTGAAAGAAGCAGATCTGGTGGTCAACTTCCGCAATGCGGTGACTTATTATTTGCGTGAAGCTGGGATTCAGGTCAAAACCGATGGCACTGGATCACGAAATGATCCACTTTCATCAGCTATCAAATTGATCAAAGGATCTAGTGTTGCAGTTGAGTTCCACATGAATGCTGCAGCATCGAAACAGGCCAATGGTGTTGAAACAATTGCACTGCCAAAAGATAAAAAATTGGCTCAGGAATTATCTGCAGCTGTAGCCAGTGCGTTAGGCAGTCGCGTACGTGGTGACAATGGTTGGATTGATCAATCAAAGTCAGCACGCGGAAGTCTAGGGTACATCAATGCCGGTGGCTTGATTGTAGAGCTTGGTTTTATCTCAAATGAAGATGAACTTGTCCGGTTTAATGCACGATATTGGATTGCAGCAAAAGCTGTGGCCAAAGTATTAATCGATTATGAAAAAGGACTTAAATAATGACTACATTAACAATTGAACAAGTCGCTAAATCCACATTAGAAGTTGCTGAATCCGGTGGCCCAATCCTAAGCCAGATTGCAAAATATATGGATGCAGCTGAAAAGCTAAAAAACAGCACTTTGTCTGGTGAAGAAAAGCGAAACTGGGTAATTGAGTACGCTAAAAAAGAAATCAAAGAGGTCTTTAATAATCTTGATTACTGGCTGCCATTGATCATCCGATTTATCAATGCTGTGAAATCTGCATTCAATTTACTCAAGAAAGCTATCTTTTAATTAAGCAAGCCCTCTAAGTGAGGGCTGTATTATCCAACATAGAACATTATCAAATTGCTACTCGATTCGCAGCATTCCCTCCCAGCTGAAATAGTTCTGCGTTAAATTTTGGCGTGACATTGCCCAGGCACGACCATGCATCTTACAAGGACCAATCGCTAGCTTCTTATCTCCAAATCTAACCTTTACTTTCTCCAAGGCTTCTTGCAGCCTTTCATTTTTCTCTATTTGAGTACTATCAGATAGCAGGTCATATATGTATGTCGACTTCGGCTCGATAGCAGTCAAAATCACCCCACATTTCTTAAACTCGATTCCCTCCTGAAAAAGTTCATTCATTCGCTTCATTACAGCCCGGTTCATTACAGCAGCACAGTCAGTCGGCTCAGCAAATCCAATACTGATTGACTTGTTGTAGAAAGGCTTGTTCTTATCAAAAGGATTAGACTGAGCAAAGGCAATTACGCAACCACAAAGCGATTCGTCTTCTCTTAGCCGCTTAACAGCATTCTGTAGGTAATCACTCATTGCCTCAGATAGAGATTCAATATCAGTCACACGCGCACCAAATGAGCGTGATGAAATGATCTGCTTTTTTGTTGGCGCAGCCTGCTCAAGTTCGATACATGAAACCCCTTGCAGCTCCATGACAGTCCTCTGCATGACTATTGAAAACAGTTTTCCCATTTGATGTGGATTAGAGGTAGCTAAATCAAGAACAGTATTAATACCTAACCCTTTTAGTTTTTTACTATGCTGACGACCAACACCCCAAACTTCAGAGACATCGACCAGACTAGAAAAATAATCTCGGTGCTTAGGATCCATAGAAACCAGATCGCAAACACCATTGAAGCGTTTTGCTTTTTTAGCCATATGATTGGCAAGTTTTGCTTCGGTCTTTGATCGACCAATACCGATACAAACCGGTAATCCGATCCACTGCAAGATCCGCTGTCGCATATTTTGCGCATATTCAACCAGGTCATAATTTTCAGAATAGGCTGTAAGCTTCAAAAAGCACTCATCAATCGAATAAATTTCCTGTTCACCTGGCGCCACGTAATCAGCCAAAATCGAATGGAAGCGGTGAGACATTTCGGCATATAAGGCATAGTTACTGGAAAGCACCTGAACATTGTATTTTTCGACAATATCCCGGATCTGGAATAGAGGAACACCCATCTTAATACCAAGATCTTTTGCTTCTTGAGAGCGCGCAACCGCACAGCCGTCGTTATTTGAAAGAACAATGACCGGCACATCTTTAAGTTTAGGGTTGAACAGGCGCTCACAGCTTACATAGCAATTATTTACATCAATGAGCGCGTATATTTCATTGTTATAGCTCATCTGAATTTCTTAATCACATTCGTGACTACACCCCAAATCTCAAACTGCTGTCCTTCTGCAGGATGAATATCCGGGTATTCATCATTTTCTGCTTTTAACCAGCAGCCTTTGACATCAACAATGAGTCGTTTCACGGTCAATTCATTATCAATGCAGGCAATCACAATGTCTCTATGCTTGGCTTCAATACTTCTATCCACAATCAGAGCGTCATTAATATCAATTCCCGCATTCAGCATGGATAGGGAATTGGCGCGTACGATAAATGTGGCGTTGGCGTTATTGATTAGGAACTCATTAAGATCGAGTTTCTTATCAATATAATCTTGAGCAGGTGAGGGGAAGCCAGCCTGAACACGCTCCATGGCCAATGGTATTTCTATTTTAGTAACTGGATCGAACTGACGGATATCAGTGATTTCATTTTCTTTTTTAAGAGATTTTAAGTATTCTTTGATATCAAGAATTTTAGATTCAGGCACTCGAATCACTTTCGTTTCTTCAGACTTTTTTCGACCAGCCCCGGCACGAAATCCCCCATGAGTATTGCTCATAAAATTACTACCTCTTGATTTTTGTTACATTAATCAAGATTGTAGAGATTCAGGATAATTCATACAAACAAAAGAAATCCTTTGAAATCAATGATGCGTCACAAGATGACGTTGAAATCTAAGTTTTCTGATAAACGGTAAGTATGTGGATTGACTTTTTATAGAGCGCTTAAGTGAGGGCTTTTAGCTCATTCAATTACGACGAATGTGAATGTGGGATATGTGTGAAGGCTTTTTAAGCAAGACTAGCTTCATCAAAGTAACTACTGTAAAAAGAACTTCTGATTCTAGGGTATAGTTCATTTTCTAAGTAATCCCACGGCTTGCTAGGAGCATACTCTTGCACATTTTTCGAGAATATTGATGCTAAAGGATATTCGTTTTTAGGGATTAGGATATATGGATCTTGGATACCCTCAAATTGATTCGCAGTTAGATCAATAACCATGGTTTCGCTTTCTAACCAAAAATGAAATTTATCCCACTGATTAGCTCCTCTAATTAATTTAAATTCAGATATACCATTCTCGAAAAGAAATTTATTCAAAATAATAGATGACTCCTCGCAGTAATTTTTAGGGAAATTCATCATTTCCCCAACCACCTCGAATTCCTCTTTAAAACAAGTTAGCGCACACCTACATATATACTCAATATTGCGCATACAAATATCATTCAACTCCGCACCCCACTCAAAACTGCATACTCGCTCGTACACCCATGCAAATAATCAAAACAACTATGCCACACGCACCAGCCTGATTTTTTACCCCAAGGCTGGCTCAGCATCACGCATTGTTCAATATAATATTGTTCCCATATTTTCATTCTTAGTATTCCATCTCGATCTAGTAAATCTATCCTCAAGAATAATAACTCGATTGTGATAAAATTCCATTCTAGAAATTACCCAAAATCAGTAAATCAAATTAGCAGTCTACAAATATTTTGAAATCTACAAAAAATTAATTTTGTAGACTGATTTGTAGACTGTTGAACTGCAATTAAGGCAAAGTGTATGCAATGTGATGCAACTATGGATAATTTTAAATTATTGAATATGCAAGGTATTGCAAGATAATGCAACCAATGACAATACAAACAAAACTAGGTGGTTTTTACTTCTGTTATTACGCCATTGTAGGCGCATTCATGCCATTCTGGAGTTTGTATCTTGAAGATCAAGGTTTCAGTTATTCAGAGATCGGGATTCTATCTTCAATTGCCATTGTCACTCGCTTTTTTGCACCCCTCATTTGGGGCTGGATTGCTGACAAATCTGGCAAACGCATGCTGCTGGTGCGCATTGCTACTTGGATGGAAGCCTGTATCTGGTTTATGATTTTTATCGTTCCAAACAGCTTTCAGTCTGTGGCATTGCTGATGCTAATTTTTAGCTTTTTCCAAAATGCGATTCTGGCGCAATTTGAAGGTGTGACGCTTTTCTGGCTCGGAGAAAAACGTGCCGAGCTATATGGCAAAGTGCGTAAATGGGGATCGGTGGGTTTTATTGTTGGTGTTTTTGCTGTTGGAGCAATATTTGAAATTATCCCGGTCAGTATGCTGCCAGTATTATTACTGTGTATTTCATTTCTTGCTTTTATCTGGTCCTTTAGCATTAAGGAACCTTCGACGGCGCCATCTGCACAAAAACAGCTTGAACCGTTATGGCCAATCTTGAAACGGCCAGTGGTTTACAGCTTTTTCATCATTGAGCTGATTATGCTGTTTTCCCATGCGCCATTTTATAGCTTCTATAGCAATTTTCTCAGTCAGCATGGATATAGTACCAGTCAGATTGGACTACTGTGGTCGGTTGGGGTGATTGCGGAAATTATCATGTTTGCTTATGCGACTTTATTTTTTAATCGCTGGTCGTGGCGAACACTGGTAATAATCTGTTTGTTGCTGACAGGATTGCGTTGGCTGATTGTAGGTCTGCTGCCTTCGCTATTTATAGTGCAGTTTATGGCACAAAGTATTCATGCTTTTAGTTTTGGCCTCTTTCATATGATTGCGATGCGGGTGATTTTCCAGAATTTCTCGGCAGGACAGCAGGGACGAGGTCAAGCACTCTATAGCACCATGTGGGGGATTGGCGTCGCTAGTGGCAGTATTCTTGCTGGTCATTACTGGGACCAATTTGGCGGTACGACTATCTTTATATATGCCGCCGCGGCTACGCTAATGGGTTTACTATTTTTATCTGGTTTGCCCAATCAGGTGGAACCCACAAAGTCCACCTGAAGTAATGATTCTTGAATTATTAGATCTGAATATCTTTATAACGATCAAACCATGGTTGTGCTTCTTCTAGTTGCGCAGCCAGTTGTAATAACAGATCTTCACGAGCAAACGGCGCGATAAATTGAGATCCTAATGGTAGATTCTGCTCATTCCAGTATAGTGGTACTGACATGGCGGGTAGGCCAGTGATATTGGATAACTGGGTAAATGGCACCCATTTCAGGTTTTCCTTGACGATCTGATCAACCAGTTTACCCTGCGCCAATAGATGTGCCTTTCCCATACCCAGTAATGCTTTCATAATCGGTTTTTGCCAAGCGGGTGTTTTTACTTCACCATTGCGTGGTGCCACCGATGCCGTTGCTGGTGTGAGATATAAATCATAGCGGTCAAAGAAATGATTCATCTGGGAAACATAGACACCCCAGTTGTTCAGGTTCTGGATATATTCAATTGCCGTAGTTTTGGCGCCAAAAGCAGATAACACTAGAGAGTCCAGCTCAAAATCAGTTGATTTAGACGGATATTGCCTACGGATTTCCTCAAGCATATAAGAGAACTGACTGAACCAGGTAGTAATAAAATCCTTAGCCAATTGCATTCCGTCAATCGCTGGATGATCTTCAATTACCTCATGTCCTAATGATTCCAAAAGTTTCACTGTCTGGTCGATGGCCTGAACT